GGGGACGTCGATCTGGTTGAACGTGTCGTTCTGATCAACCCAAGCCTTGATGGTCGAGCGACCCTTTGGGGGCGTGAAGGCATTCCCAATAGCCGAAAGAGTCCAGCCGGCGTGATAGAGCTGGTGGACTCTGGAAAGTAGTCGACGTCGGTCCAGTTTGTTGAGGAGGTCGACTTCGGATTGGGGGAGAGGAAGATCTCTTGCTAAACGTCTAGTCATGGATCTAGTGTATCATCTTTTCGTCCTAAGTTTACGTACTTTATTTAAAAATGATACCTTAACTTTTTTTGACTTTGGCCTGCGATCCGCCAATGGGTATATTTCGGCTTGTCCAAATTTGTTTCCAGCTTCGAACAAGTGTTCGAAAGTTTGTATCGAATTTCGAACAAGTGTTCGAGAATAGTTGTTATCAATTTGTAATAAAAAATTGGTGTTTCAATTTGCTATCTGCCTAAAAATTGGTATTGTTGTATTAGTTAGGTAATTGCCTAATGTCCAAAAAAATGAAAGGCTCCAAAATGTTCTCTACTAAGTCTAAGAACTCAGTTTCACCTATCACTTGCTCAGTTGCTAACTGCCTAGACAACAGGTTTATCTCAGGCTTGTGTTTCACTCACTACTCAGGCAACCTAACCCCTGCCAACTCTCAGTTTAAGTGTGGAATGTCTGCCTGTGAGCGTTCTAAGGTGTCTGTCGAAGCTTTTTGCGACAGGCACTTGGAACAGGGTGTCCCTGCCTGTTTCGATTGCTGTTCTGGCGCTGTGCCTTGTGCCTGTGATTAGGCAACAAGCCTAACCAACAAGCCTAAACCCTGTCTAGCAATAGGCAGGGTTTAGTTTTACCCTGTGAGCCTGAGCCTGTGCCTGTGCCTGAGCCTGTGCCTGTGAGCCTGTGCCTGTGAGCCTGTGCCTGTGAGCCTGAGCCTGAGCCTGAGCCTGAGCCTGTCTAAGCCTGAGCCTGTCTAAGCCTGAGCCTGAGCCTGTCCGCATAAGCCCTAACCGCATAAGCCCTAACCGCATAAGCCCTAACCGCATAAGCCCTAACCGCATAAGCCCTAACCGCATAAGCCCTAACCCTGTTTAGCCTGTGAGCCTGAGCCTAACCCTGTCTAAGCCTGAGCCTGAGCCTGTGCCTATCTGCCTAAGCCTGTCTAATTCGGCATTAGGTTCGGCAGTTTGGATCGAATAGCTTTACTAAATTGTTATCAAATAAACTTGACTTACTAACCGCATAGCCCTAATGTTGATAGTAGTTAGGTAATTGCCTAATGTCCAAAAAAATGAAAGGCTCCAAATGTTTATCAGTCAAATAAATATCTACTCATTCAACAACCAAGTCAAGACTTGCGACACTCTTGGCTGTGCCAACCTTGCTAAGGCTATCTTATGGGAAGATTATTTAGACCCTGAGCCTAAGCAGTTAGCCTGTGAGCAGTGTGAGGCTCAGGCTAGGGAAACTCAGGAATTCCCTAAGACACGCTAGGGAACTAAGTCTAAGCCCTGCCTAGTAATAGGCAGGGTTTATTCTTTACCCTGTGAGCCTAGCCCTGTTCTGCCTAGCCCTGTTCTGCCTAGCCCTGTTCTGCCTAGCCCTGCCTAGTTAGTTCGGCATTAGGTTCGGTATTGGCGGCTAGCTTCTGTTATCAAATTGTTATCAAATAAACTTGACTTATTGCCTTATAGGGACTAAGTTAGTAAGTAGTTAGGTAAGTTGCCTAACTATCCAAAAATGAAAAGGAATAAAAATGAAAATCTATTCACTAACAATTACTACTGCTGATGGCGTTGCCCCTGTCTATGAAGTTCATAGTTGGGAGAAGGCTCAGGAAATTATCAAGGCAACTCAGGAACTAACCAATGAACTCTTTACTTGGGAACTATTTGGTAATGCTCAGGGGACTAATGATGCTGAGGAAGTTTCCTATTTAGAGGCTCAGGCAGAGGAACGCTTAGGACTTAGATAAGTCTAAATAAATAGATAGCCCCCCTAGCAATAGGGGGGTTATTCTTTACCCTGCCCTGCCCTGCCCTGCCTTAGTTGCGAGATCCAAATTCTAGGTTGTTATCTAAATGTTATGAAACACGCTTGACAGGCTCACCGCATTAGATTAGTCTGGACTTAGTTAGGTAAAGTGCCTAACTAAATAAATGATAAGGACTAAAAAATGAGCAGAGAAGTTAGAACCTCAGTTGTAGTAGTTAGAAGATTACTAGCAGGGATAGTTATCACCCCTGTTATAGCAATTGCCTATGTCTTAGGCTATGGGTTACTAGTAGCCTATGGAGCAGGGCAGTCATCAACTATGAATGAAATAATTAGCAACGGCTTGCTATTCGGTGGAATGTTTAGCCTAGTGTTTGCCTTAGCTCCAATACTAGATAAGTAAGCGTTGGGTTAGTCCCCTTGCTAATAGGCAGGGGGACTAATCTCTCCCCCAAAAGTCTAAGGTTTTACTTTCATTTATCCTTAGACACTAAGCCCCTTAGCCTTACTAGGCTAGGGGGTTTAGTTTATCTAAGCCTAAAGATTGATCGGCTAGTCTTGCTGCCTGTGTCTATCTTTCGGCTTCCCATAGAACGGGCAGTAATCTTTCCACCTGTAAAGCCTGAAGGAGGTTTGATAAGTAGAGCAGTCATAGCATGGACCAATGCGTCAACTCTGTCTGGCGACTTGCCTTCGCCTGGAATCCAAGAATACATTTGAGACTCTAAGTCTGCCAAGAAGCCAACGTGATGGACACGACCTTGCTCGTAGGCAAGAGTAACAGGCTCAGCTCGAAGAGCCTTACCGTATTTACTATGAACCTCAAGAACTACAATGTTCGGGTCGATAGTGTGAATAGCATTCTTCACTAATGCTCCACCTTGGTTTACCTCAGCAACAACAGGGCAGCCCCACTTACGAGCCATCTCAACGACTTTCTCAGCCCAAACAGTTGGAGAGCCAAGAACGCTAGCGTCCTCAAGCACCCAAGCCTGACGCTTATAAAGATCTCTTTCAGAAGTAGAGGCACATACAACAATGCCGCATTCATCTCTAGGATTCTCAGCAACGCTAGGGTCTACTCCAATAACTCTAAGTGGAGTTCCAAGAGGCATACCGGACTGTCTACCTAGATCAATAACTTCAGAAGTCCAAAGTGCACCTTCGACATCGTCAAGCATCTCTCCATAGATTTCCTGCTGAGCTAAACGAGTACCCGCATAGACTCCTGTAATAGCATCAAGATAAGCACCGGATAGGTTACCTGAATTGTCAAGAGTAGAACCACGAGTAATCACAACACGACCGGTCTTAGCTTCTTCGATAAGCTTATAAAGCAAAGGTACACGCTTAGGTGTAGTAGTGACCATGATCTTAGGATTAGATCCAAGACGAGTACCAACACGAAGGTTGTCAAAGGCAGTCATACCTGCAGCATCAGGAGTCTGTCTCCAGGCTGCAATCTCGTCACCCCAGGAATGAGTAAACTGAGGACCACGAAGTGAGTCAGGTTCATCAGCAGTGAAACAAGTAGCCGTATTGCCATTAGGCCAAGTTAGTCTTCGCTTAGATGGCTCATACAATGGCCTCTCGCTAGGTGGAGTGACATTCATAATGCCAGACTCACCTTCAACGATAACGTCACGTACGTCAGCTGCAGTACGAGCAACCAGAGCAAAGCGTCTCTGCCCTGTAGTTGTGTACTTAGCTTCTTCACGAACCCACTCAGCAGCAGTTCTAGTCTTACCAGCACCACGACCGGCTATATAAGCCCAGATGTTCCAGTCACCTTCAGGTGCTTGCTGCTCTGGCCTACCCCAGACTGACCAGTCCCACATGAGTGAGTCTGCATCCATACCGGATAGCACTTTAGCCTGTTCTTCAGGTGGAAGCATTGCGATCTGCTCCATGATACTTTTAGCCATTTAGTCTCCTACATCCATGATAGTAGAAACGGCCCCGCATTAGCAGGACCGCCTCTAAGGTGTGCAGCTTAAGCAAGCACTACGTTTACGTTTGGATCGCCATCAAACAATGCAGTAAAGGTCTCCGCATTCATAAGGCCATCGCCTACAATGCCATTATTAGATTGAAACACAGCTACCGCTTGCTTAGTTAGATCTCCATAGTAACCGGCTTTGACTAAGCCATCTTGCAATAGCTCTAGCTCGATCAGCCTACGCTGAACGTGATACACGGTTAGTGATCTACGGTTTGCATCATTCTTGTAGACGCATGAAGATAGGATTACATCATCAACTACGCCAGTTCCAACTACAGCTGGGCCAGCTGGTGTAGGTAGATAGTTCTCGATGTCCTCTCTAGTTACTGCAACTGGAACAGCATACTTGAGATCTTCAACTGAATCTACAGTAGGTTCTACTACCGCTTCTTCAACTACGGATTCAGTAATAGTTTCAACTACAGGTTCTTCGACAACAGCTTCGACTGTAGGCTCTACCGCATCTTCAACTACTACTTCTTCGACAGCAGCTGGCTCTTCAACCACTGCTACGACTTCTTCAATGACGGCTTCTTGAGCCGCATCTGTTTTCTTCTCTGCCATAAGGCCTCCTTTGTAAGATTAGATCTTTATTATACCCGCTGAGCGAGTAGGGCCATCGAGATCGAAGTTAGTCCAAATACAATTGGGAGTACTGGAGATCCGACACTTGCTACCGCAAGCACAATAGCGACTACCGCAAGTACTACAGATGCAACTGAAGGCCAAACGATGTCTCTAAGTTTAATGAACCAGCCCGGCATTACTTGACCGCCTTCTTCTTAGGTGTTGAAACTATTGGACCGTATGAGTCTTCTAGCTTAGGTGCAACTACGCCAAGCAAAGGCTGAACCTTCTTGCCTTTCGGCTTCTTACTACCGCAAGCACAATTGCCACCGCAAGCACATTTTGGCACCTCGATAGTAATGTTTACAGTTTTGATCTTCTTATTCCGAGTGCGATATACAAAGCTGTATAGCACTGCAGATACAAAGCCTACGGCTAATGCCAGTAGACCTAGGTTAATAAATATTTCCATGTCACTCCTCGATGTCAGATATAAAGTCGGCATTGTCTACCGTTCTATTGATTGTAAGACTAACAATTGCTAGCCCAAGTAGAGCGATTGAACCCACCACAGCTATGGTAATAGTTACGGCAATGGCTAATGCATATATGGGATCCATCGATCATCCTCTCGTATGTACTAATTCTATAGTGTGTTCAAAAATGTGAGAAGGCCCCCGGCATTACACCGAAGGCCTTCCCTAGAATCTAAGCAGCTTATAGCCGTTCCACCTTAGTTCTTCTGCTGCCTGATAACACGAACAAAGCGGATCTGACTGTGTTTGTAGTTAGATAACGGTTCAATGATAGTTGTACCGTATGCGTAGTTAGCGTTAACTATTTTATTGTTGCCAATATAGATGGCAGCATGATAGAAGTTGGTGCTACCGTTGTATGCAAACACAACGATATCTCCAACGTTAGGGTTAGATACTCGGCTACCAAGATGACCTTGTTTATTAGCAGAGTGAGGAAGAGTTATACCGAACTGTTTATAAGTCCAGCGAACCATTCCGGAACAGTCCCATCCTCTGGTTGACGAGCCAGAGAAAACATATGATGTCTTCCCGACGCGTGTCTTCAGATACCTAACAATCAGATTCATTCGTGCATAATTTCTAACCTCTTTAAAGTTAGATGTTTTTTGCATTAGCTTTAACTGACTGACAGGTAGCGGCTGTGTTTCTACGACAACCACCGGTGTTTCTGTTGTTTTCGCTACTGGATATTTGGATGCTATAGCTGCAGAGGCTGAGCATCCGGCAATGGTTAATACCACCGCTATTAGTAATGTTGCGAACTTTCTCATTGGCGACCTACCTTTCCTGATTTTTGAGGTGAGTTAGTACTCGGTCGTTATTGGTTGGGTTCTCCCATAACCGTTTGTCTTTAAACGGTATTTTTAGATTGTAGCACTGTTAATAGCTACTCTTGATCGTTTACTTCAGATTCTGAAGCAATCATCACAAGCTTTACAAACTTTATCACATCGGCATCATTAATTTGCTTTTGATGTAAAAAGTATTCATACTGCAGATCAAGACTTTCTTCTATGGTTAGCTCTTTAGGGTCAAGAGTTCCATTCTTATATTCTTGATAAGCGGCGTTAAGTTTCGGGCTCGGTATTTCCATAGCACACTCCAATCTCAATACATTTTACCTTATACCGAATAGAGGTAATCCCCCAGGGCGAACACGCCCCAGGGGAGTAACTTAGATTTATATAATCTACCGCATTAAACCAGGTACTCCAGGCTAATCTTTCCTGGTAGAAACAATAGCCCAGGCCAGGGAGATCAAAGATAGGCTGGCAAAAATCCAGGTACCAACTTGCCACCTGGCGTACATAGCCAGGGTTTCGGCATTGTCATCAAAGAAAACATATTGCTCTAGATAAAGCCTGGATATCTGTGTTGAAAGAATTCCGGCAATAGCTAGTAGTAAAGCAATTGCAGCTCTTGTAATAAATTTTTTCATTTTATACCTTCCGTATAACTAAATAAAGTTGCTTAATAATCTAAGCATATAATAACTAACCTAACCGGCTTTAATCTAAACCTAGTGTGTCCGGCTTGACCTGGTTAATTATTTAGATCCTGGTTCCTGGTTTATTATCCGTATCTAGCTCCTGGCTCCTGGCTCCTGGCTAGCTCGCCCTGGCAGTCCTGGCCAGAATAGAAATAATCCCCCCCCCCCGGCTCTCACCAGGGGGACATCTCTTAGCTGTCTAGCCGAATACGATTTCACCAAACATCGCAACCTGGACAATAACATCGGTATCAGTAGCGTCATAATCAACGTCTGCCGGGTCGCTAATGATAGCCTGGCAAACTGACTTGGTGGCCGGGTTCACGCTTACTTCACCGGTTGCTAGCTTCCTGGTAGCGTCTAGTAAATCCTGGTAAGAAATTGTTTTGCTCACAACACCGGCAGTTTCATCAACGCAGTCCGGTAATAAAGTAATCTGGTAAGTGTGCTTTTCTGTGTCGTGGTGCGCTGTGTCTGCCCAGTAGTCAATAGACATACCGGCGTCATCAGCTATCATTCCAAACAATTCAATTTGTTCCTGGTTCATTTTTTTCTTTCTGCCAGGGGGTTTTACCTGGCTAATAAAAATCTACCAGTTCCACCTGGGAATAGTCAAATCTTTTCCTGGCGTGTCTAATAATTTATCCTGGCAAGCTTGTCCCTGGATTTTAGATCCTGGCACCAGGTCGCACCTGGTAAAGATAAATCCCCCGGTATCTCTACCAGGGGACTTATCGGCAACCAGGCTAATCTAGTATTCCGGTGTCCTGGTCGCTGTGGTCGCAAGTCCAAGCCCAGTCAGTCCTGGTTATCTTGGTTCTGTCCCAGTGTTCGTTCTCATAACATCTACCGCAGATTTCGCATTGAGTAAAAGTTTCTCCATTAGAAAGTCTTACTAGGGTTGATGTTGTCTGTAAGTAAAACATTTTTTCTCATTTCCGCTAGGTGATTTTTCCTAACTAATAAAATCTTATCGGTTCCAGCTGGGAATAGTCAAACATTTTCTTTATTTAGTTTTGGCGTGTTGATAAACCAGATCTGGATTATCCCCCCCCCCCCTAATCTATCTTGGGATAGTAAGGGGTTGGGTCGTAGCAGTTCTCACAATAACCAGTGTAAGAATTTACGGTGTAGCGTTCAGCGTCAATTAGGGGATTAGTGTCCGTAATAAGTTCGGAACAGCCTGGGCAAGTTTCCTGTGTTGCTGGCAGTCCAACAATTTTAGCAACCTTGTTGATGTCTAGAAAGTTTTCCATTTTTCTCATTTCCGTTAGGCAACTTACCTAACTAATAATAAAACTCTACCACCACCAATTTTATTCCGTCAAGTATCTAACTAATTTATTTTGGCGTGTCTAGATAGAACTAAACCCCTGCCTGAGCTTCGGCAAGGGTTCAGTTTTACGATCTCTATAAGGCTCGTAAGGCTTCTATAAGGCTGGAATACTCTCCGTATAGACTGATAGTTTCTATGCCCCTATCGGTAACTAACCTAATGGTGAATACCTTAGTCTCCTGCTGGTAATCCCACTCGCTAGTTACAAACTTTAGACCCTGTTCAGTTTCTTTCAGGCTTGACCAAAAAATAGTTGATTTGAAAAACTCCAGTGTTGATTTAGAAAACCACTCTTTATTATCGGCAATAATCTTTTGCCAGACTGGACTTGACTTGGTTGCTTGTAGTTTCATTTTTCTACTTTCTTTATTTTTATTAGGCGATTACCTAACTACTAAAATCCTAGATCACTTATCGGCATTTAGTCAAGATTATCTAGGCGTGTTCAGCAGTAAAAAACCCCTAGCGTTTCGGCTAAGGGCTTTCTACTCGCAGGGCTTACTCGTCTTTAGTCAAGTCCAACACAGGCTCGGCAGACATATCCTCTGTCCAAACTATCTCAATGTCGGGGTGACTATCAATGTAGTCAGGTTCAGGATAGCCAATGAAATCATCACCAATAATGTCGTTATCTTCCCTAACCTGATCCATAGCATCATCTTCATTATCGGCACTAATAACACCAGAGAACTCAATGTTTCTAAGTTCGCTGTCCTTTTCGTATCCGTATGGATAAATCTGTATCCACCAGAATACCTTGTAATCTTGCTTGCTCATTTTTACTCCGTAACTGCTAGGCAACTTACCTAACTACTCCAACTTTAGCATCTCCGTATGGAAATAATCAAGCGTGTCGCAATTTATTTTTAGTCCCAATTTCCTTCTTGGACTTCGGCTGCCAAAATGTTTAGCAGTTCCAAAACAAAGTTCTCAACTCTGCCATCTATCTCACCGGCAATTTTTTCCCACTGATTATCGGTGATCGTAATTCCATCATCAAGGTTGCTCTCAAAGTTTTCTTTATCAAGCCCAATGTTGTCTAATGCTTTTTTCATTTTTATCTCCGTATCTGTTAGGCGATTTACCTAACTAATACAACTTTAGCATTTCCAAATGGAAATAAGCAAGCGTGTCGGCATTTATTTTTTGGATCTCTAGAAATCTCTCTAAGACTTCTTTACCCTGACCATACGCTTTAGTCTTAGGTTCGGCTCAAAGGGGATTAGACCGGCAAACATAGCCCTATAAAGTAAGTCATAGGTTCTAAGTCTGTCTAGTCTGTCCAGCTCAACAACTCGTTCTGGTGTGAATTTAGTTCTTTTCATTTTGTCTCCTTTGTAGTTAGTCATTACATAAATAATAACTTCTAATCGGCATAAAAAATTCCCGATCTCTAAAAAATAAATGAACCTTTTAGACACTTGTTCAGGTGTGTTCGGCAGAGGGGAAATGAAAGAAACCCTCTACCAAGTCTATTTACGCCTATTACGCTTTCCAATAAATCTAGGAAGCTCGGCAACTGCTAATAGTGTATCAACAAATAGTATCAGGAACGCCAGACTAAGACCTATTTCTAATGCTCGGTGATTATGCTCAACTATAATCCCCCAATAAACACCGCAACCAGCAGACCATAGACCTAGCAACAACAAAAATGTTTTCATAACTTCACAGCAACTTTCTATTAGTTTTTTAGTTGAGCCTTTTTAGAACTTGCTCAGGTTCGGCACTTACTTTACTTTCTCGCCAATTGCGATCAGTAGTTCAGTTGGAGAAACTTCCAGCTCACGACACAACACAGCCAAAGTATTTGACGGAATGTGTCGTTGATTATGAAAGTATCGGCTAAGGCTAGACTTTTGTAAGCCTGTTGCGATAGCGAATTGGTTTAGAGATTTGTATCCCTGTTGCTCATAGCGAGCAACAAACCAAGTCCAAGTATCAACTTTTTTTCCCATTTTCTCACCTCTTTTCGTCTTGATGTATTTAGTTTAGTTGCTGTATGGAAACTTTGTCAAGTTTATTTTCTAGCGTTTCTAATTTTTCTTGCTGTGCTGTCAAGCTTGTTCGCATACCAACTAAGTCGGTGTCCTGTGGTCATTAGCACTTTACTAATTCCCCTAAGTAATCTCGCAACTTTATTTAGCATTTTTAGATCTTTCTTTTTCGGTGTTCTTACACAATACAGCATAGCGTTCAGCTCGCCAATTTTTACACTCTTGGCACTCTTGTTTATGTGTGTTTTCACCAATGTATTTTACTTCGGTGAGTTTGCCACAAGACCAACAAGCGATCTTAGATTTTCTATCTTTCACTTTTGCCTTTCCAAAGATTTAGGTTGAGCCTTTTAGACACTTGCTCGGGTGTTGTTGCTAGTTAGTGCTGTTCACATCCACAGCAGTTATCGCAAGCAATAGGGTTGCTGTTTGCGCAAACACAGAATACATCTAGTTCTGTTTCGCATTTAGGGCAAAGTGCTATCTGTCCTGTTGTAGTTCTGATAAACTCGTCCATTTAGTCATCACCAAAACTGACGCTGTTGTTCTTGCCACACTCGGCACACTCAACATCAACATCTCCCGACCTGCCACCAACGACAACTTCGGTTTCATTCTCAACTTCACACTCGGCACACTCAAAGCTAACGCTAATCTCTCGCTCGTTATCCCAAGGGGTAGATAGTTTCCAGCCATCATAGCCACCACCAATGTCGTATCCACTCATTTTTATCTCCGTATTCTGTTAGGTCGTTTGCCTAACTACTTCCAGATTACTCTCTCCGTATGGAAATAGTCAAGTATTTAGATTATTTATTTTTTGGCGTGTCGCAAGTTTCACCAGATCGTCTTTTTTCGGGTAAAGCTAAACCCCCTAACCATTTAGGCTAAGGGGTTCGGCTTACTTCCCTAGATACTCATAACTCCGTAAGTTCCAATGATTAGGGCTAGAACAATGGCATAAGGTCCTAGTGGAACGCTAGTTCCAGCATTAGCCTTACGAATAAATACCTGATAGAAAATTGCGATACTACCGGTAATGAGCGTTGCGATTACCAATACCAACGGCAACCACCAGACGAACCAGCCGATTACTAGGGAACTACCAAAGAATAGTTTGATGTCCCCCATACCGATAAAGTCAAAGTAGTTAGCAAACATACCTCTGATACCGATACCGAACGCAACTGCCAGAGCTAGTCCTAATCTCCACCACTCTCCACCAGCGAAACTAGCACCAATGTCGGTAACCAGACCCATAGCAACAAAAGGGAGAACAATTTTGTTCGGTAGTCGGTGTTCTCTAATGTCTATGGTGATTAGGGGGATAGCAACAACAGCCAGATAAACCAATGGCATTACTGCGATAAGTGTTATGTTCATTTGAGTTCCTTACTCTCATTTAGGTTAGGCGATTACCTAACTACTCTCAACTTTACTAAACCTATTCGGGAATAGTCAAGCTTATTCAGCGTGTTTCTCAACCCGATAAACCAGAATTACATACTCATCAGCGAAAGTTGCTATGTTCTCGGTGAAACTCCACTTACTAGCTTTATCAAGATCTAACCACGATAGTTTCCCTGCCTTGTCTTTCAGGGCAACGCTATTGGTTTGTAGTTTCCCGATAGTTCTAACCTGATTTAGAAACTTGTGGTTCATCTCGGCACCTGTTTTGGTGTTTAGGTATTTGATGATAGTTAGTGTGGTGTCTGGTTGAGCCAATACTCTTTTGAATTCGGCAAGTGTTTTCATTTGGTTCTCCTCTTTTGGTTGTGTTCTAACTTTACCAGCTTGGCTAGTCTAAGCCAAACTCTTTTCTAAACTTAGCAATTTCTAATCTAGTTTCGGCAATTATCTCGCCTAGTTGATTAGATTTTATTGTTGCCTGTTCTAGCTGTGCTAGCAAGTTGTCTAGAAACGCTAGGTCTTTATTTGGTGTTGTTTTTACTTGCTCGGTAATACCTTCCAATAAAGATAACAACCCTGCTCGTCTAGATTTTAGATCTAGTAATTTTTCTTTTAGTTGTTCTAATTGCTCGTCCATTTTTCTTTCCCTTGTTAGTGATAAAGGTGATAACCCTTATGGATTACCACCCTTATCGGTGTAGTTCTAACTTACCTTATCGGCATACGCTAACGCAAACTGATTAGCTGTGTAAGTCTGTCCGTCATACTCAACTGAACCTGTATCGGCATTTAGGATAACGACCGGATTATCGTCCCAAGTGTCGCTAGGTTCAGCGTTAGTTGCTCTAATGCCAAAACTTAGGTGTCCTGTATAACCACCTAGAATTACAGCGTATTCATAGAATACCTGTGCTGTTAGATAATTGGCATCTCCAATTCTGTCGGTTCTCTCTAATACCTTGGCAACTGCTTTGGCGTTATCTGTTCCTGACCAATGCCCATAAAGTTCTATCGGTGAACTAAAGCTCTGGCTTGTGATGTGGATAGTTGCTCTATCGCCCATTTTTGTTTCTCCTTTTTCGGTGGTTTATTTTTTTTGGTGCTAACTAATCTAACCACAACTGCCTAAGATTAGTCAAGATTATTTCTCGGTGTGTTCCCTAAATAAAAATAAGCCTTTTATACACTTGCTTAGGTGTGGAGCAAGGGAGAAATGAGAAAAACCCTTGCTCGTTGGCAGTAGTGTTAGGGGGGACTAACTGCCAAGCTTGTTTTTAGTCTGGTGTCGGGTCATAGCAATTATCGCAATAACCGATTTTGTCGCTTACAGCATAGCGTTCAGCGTCTATGAGTGGATTATTCTCGTCTATCTCGGCAAGACAACCCTGACAGATTTCATTTTCGTTGATCAGCATTTCTAACTTTTGTAAAGCTTCATCAGCGTTGATTTCCTTAGTAGCGTAGAAATCATAAATACGCTTTATGGTCTTTTGTTCGGTTTCATTTAGTTCCACTTTTTACTCCTTGTTTTTCGGTGGTAGTTCCACTTTACTAAACTTGATTATTTTTTGTCAAGTTCTTTTTTACAATCTACACAAACATAAATAGCGTGTTCGGTAGTCGGGTCAAACTCTATCCCTGAACTATCGGTAAAAGCTTTTCTTTCACTTGCTAATCCGTTTCCACAACTCTCGCAAGTGAATACATTTTCGCCATTACAACACTTACACTTAGTCATTTTTTGTCCAAGGGCTGTGATTACACTCGCAATGTGGTTTCACCCATTCCCTAGCAATACCGGCAGGGTCGTTGAAACAAGTATCATCTATGTCATCTTGGAAACAACGGAGCATAAAGTCGGTGGTCTTTCCACACACTCCACAACAATACTCAACAACTTCAAGCTTGTGTCCTATGTGGTTGCTTAGGTAGTCATTGAAATAGAAACTTTTTGGATCACTAAAATCGCCTTTCGGCTTTTCCTGTTCGGTCATTTTTTCTTTGCTTTCCTGATAGTTAGTTTTACTTCCACGCTGTAAAAGCGTTCTACAACTTCTCTGGCTGTTTCCCAATAGCCTAGGTCTATGCCTGTTTCCTTGTGTGCCTGAACTAACTCGTCTGCTAGGCGTTGTAGTAGTTCATCATTGTTTAGGTGTTTTACATACTTGGTCATTTTTCTACTTTCATTTTCGGTGGTATCTCTACATTACCACTTCTCTCGGTAAAAAGTAAATCCCCTAATCCAAACTCTCGGTGTGGTTTATTAGGGGATAACTACTTCTTGTTAGACAAGCTTGATGTATTCGTATTCCGTAGTTCTTAGGCACTCTTGGAACGCCAACGGAAACTTCTCTTTCATCAGGGTTCGGTCAAAACTAGTGTTTTTACCACTTGCCATAATAAACGATCCCTGTCCAGCAACAACTCCACGCTTGGCACCATTTAGAGCCTGTGCCAAGATTTCGTTAGCCTGTGCTTTCTGCTTTTCCAAGTCTGCCATTTGTTCCTTTATGGCTTTTAGTAAAGCGTAAGCTTCTTTTGCTTTCTTGCTTGTGATTTTTACTTCTTGTGGTTCTTGTGGTTCTTGATTTTCCATTTATTTACTTCCTTAGTTCTGTGCCGATTTTGGCTATTGGAACTTCCAATACTTCTAACTTAGTCTTTTGTCTAATCTAAGTCAAGTTTATTTTCATTTATTTTTTGGCGTGTCTAACTATTCTCTAAATAGCTTTGATACTGCTCTGTTCTCTCTATTACCCTGATCAGTTTTTTATTATTGGTTAGGGTAGCGAAATCCATTAGACACTCGGCTCGGTTGTAATACCTGATAGTTTTTATCCACTCTCCCCCTAGTGTTCGGTAAGTCAAGCTTGCTTTTATCTCTGCTCCATACTCGGCAGAATAGGTAAGTTCTAACTTTGTCTTAGCGTTCTCTACTTTCCAGATCGCTATTCTTGATACTTCGTAATCCACTTTCACTTGGTTTCCCCTTTTTTCATCTCGGCTTTTTCTAGTCTAGTAGCCGATACTAAAACCTGAATTTTGTTTCCGTCTGCCAAGCTTAGTCCTAAGCAGTTTCCGTTAGTATCAGTTCCACCGGTGATGATTACATTACCAGCGATTATGTCCGTAGCTCCAAAATAAAAGTTCCAAATAGCAGTTGCTCTGTGGTTGTAAGGCAGTTTGTCTAATTTGCCTTCCTCGTTTATCCACATAGTCATAGTTGGCGATAATCTAACGATCTCTAAATAACCGCCAACGACTTCCTTGATAACTTCGTATTCGGTTTCGGCAGTAAAGCTCACAACCTCAATGTCCCCTGCTGTCTTGATAACTAGGGCTTGCTTTTGTTCTCCCATTTTTTTCTCCTTAGTTTCGGGATAGTTCTATTGTTCCTTATCGGTATCGGTAAGTCAAGCGTGTCGGCAAAAAAAATTCGCCAAGTTTTTAGTTTGGCGAATTCTTTTCTGTCCCTAAACTTCTAGGGTCAAATCTTCTCGGTCTGGTTCAGGGTCTAGTCTGCTAGGAATAGTTCTCTCAAACTTACTCGTTCCCCAATTTAGATCGTGTCCAATGGCGTCAGCTTCAATTTCAACGCTAGTTCCTGCTCTATCGCCATTATCCCAATCTCTAACTCTGACACTTCCAATGACGATAACTCTATCGCCTTTGCCAACACTCGCACTTGTGGTAGTTGCTAAACTTTTGAACCCTGTGATAGTGAACCAATTTGTATTTCCATCAACCCATCTACCTTTTGCTCGGTCATAAGTTCTACTGCTAGACGCTAGACGGAAACTAACAATGTCTAGTCCGTCTGCTGTTACTAGGTGTCTTGGTGTTGTTGCTACTAATCCAGCAACACTTATTTTTTGTTCCATTTTGCTCCTAATTGGTTGTTGTTTTGGTAAGCAGTTTAGACACTTGCTTAGGTGTTCAGGCGTAAGCCTATGGTCTTAGTGTAGTGGTTTCACTAGCAAATTTCAAATCCACCACTATCGGCTAGAAACTCGGCAAACTCTTTTATGTCATCAAGCTCCAAATCGTAGTTAGTTTCCCAACTATCTTTCTTGCCCTCGCCATTACAGCCATTACACCAACCCTGTTCTCTACCTAGCAAAATAGCCATTTCGGGTTCTAGCTTTTGTTCAGGCATACCATTTTCCACGCCAACCTTATCGGTTCTAATACCTGTTTCTTTACAGAGTTCGCAAGTTTCTCTCGGCAAGATAGAAAGGTGAATGTTCCTTGCTGTTATGTAAGTTTTTGCTGTTCCGTCTGCTAGATCGGCTTTTATTCTTTTAGCTAGTTCTAATGAACCTGTATCGTCTAAGCCATCACCATCGTTGTAGTGTCCTGAAACATCACCAACTAAGTCCTCGTATCTATCTACGCAATAGTCCCATAGTGGTCTCCAACCCCATACATTTCTACGGAAGTAAGTTCCCTTTTCGCTTTTTGGATTTTTTCCATAAACATCCATACCCATTTTTGTTTTCCTTTCATTCGGGTTATGTTTCCAAATTAGCAGATAACCAAGAATAAATCAAATTTCTTTACAAAGTTTTTGATGGATTTTCCAAAACAAGCTATCAACTCCACGCCACCACCAGAAGTAATACCACCGATTAGCGTGAGCATACATTTTACAAACTAGGGGTCTGCCCTTACAGGTTTCGCAATTGATCACTTATCAAGCTCTATCTTGTAGTGGTTCGGCACTAGGTCATTTAGGTCAAACATAAACTCTAAGCTGTCGTATTGGTCTAGGTTTTCGTCAAGCCATTCCTCAAAATCCGGTGTGTATTTTATGTTGGTGATTAGCCAAAAGCCCTCGTCAATTTCCATTTGACACCATTGTTCAGTTTCTCGCCACTCAAACCAAATCTGTCTGCCAGCATTTTCTAGCCAAGCTCCCTCAACTTTTGTAATGACTACATCAGGGATAAAGTTGTTGTCCTCATTTGCGTATAGATCGTATTTCATAGATTTCCTTTTCTAAGAAGTTAGGTGAGCAGTTTATCAACTTACTCAGGTTTAGCATTTTTTTCTTTTAGGGAGAGAGAATAAAATACAAAAAAAGAAAACCGGATAGTTCTTACCATCAACTCCAATAGGGCTTATAGTTTAGGTCTGGAAGTCAAGACCCTTAGTTTTTTCTCTTGCTAAGGAACAAGCGTAGTTTAGCGACATACATTGGTCGGATTTCACTAGGTTTTCAGGGTAGTAATCCCCATACCACCAACATCGGTTCTACGAACACCTCTGGTTCTCCACCTAAAACTAAGACTTCTAGGTTTAGGTTTCGGTATGCCTAATGAAAGTTTATTTAGTTATCCTATTCAGGATTATAGTCCTGTTCAGGTGATAACTCAAATCTAAAACTAGCTCCGTATTCATCGTGGCTTGATCGGGTAATTACCATTTCCTTTTCAGGCGTAATCTCAACGCTTAGTGTGTATTCGCCATTTATGGCAAGAGCTTTTAGTAAGTCCTTAGCAGGAACTTCTGTCCAACCACTCGTGTTGTCCCAATTCATTTTCTCGCCAACAACTCTGATGATCGTGTCCTCGTCCCAACCTTTACTGGTCAGGTATGGCATTAGGAACTCGTCTGTGAAGTATTGCTTATCATCATCAAAACAACCGAAACACTCCTCACTCCAAGTCATTTCGCCTGTTGTTTCGTCCTCGACCTCGCAAGAGCAAGTGTTAGACATTTTCATTTCTGTTGCCTGTGGTTCAGTTCTGTTATCCATTTTGATTTCCTTTCAGTTGGATAAGTTCAGTTTATAGATTTACAAGCTGTTCGTCAAGTTCTTTCGGCAAGTAGTTTGGAACTCCACCACACATAACCATACCGATTTTGATTACTAGATCACTAGGCTCGATAGCTAAACATTGAGCAACTTCTATAAGCATTTCACTACTGACTTCTTTGCGAGCTTTCTCTATCTCCCATAGGTAAGTAAGTGAGATACGCCCTGATCCTCTATTTACTACTTGGCGTAGTGTGAGCTTGTTGTCGTATCGGTGGTCAGCGATTATGTGTCCGAGAGCTTGTCTAAATAGCATTTCATTTTCCTTTTCGGTTTCGGTTTGTTTAGCCTATACCCCTGTGTCAAGTTTTGTCAAGTTTAGTGAGGGACTAGGTAAGAAAGAGAACCACCAAAAAATTACCTAGTCCCTGAACGGATAGCAGAGGGGAAATGACTATCCGTTCTCGGTGAGAGAAAGCATAAACTCACCGAAGTTTGTTTATTCCAATTCAGGAACTTTATTGCTCAAAAGAGGATACTGCCTAACTCTCTGATCGTCAAGAACCCAAGCTATCGTTTCGTCAAGAACTTCCATTTGCTCGTCAGGGTCGTTCCCCTGTTCCATAGCAAGCTCGTAAGCGTTTTCTGCTGTGTTGGTTCTTACTCGGTAAGACTTCTGAATAACAACAATAAACTCTTGATCATCTCTCGGGCAGTCATCATACCAATTTTCCTCATCGTCATTTTGGCAAGAGCAACTTCCCTCTTGGTCGGTATCAACCCACTCCTGATGACTACTCGGTATGTCCCAGGTCTTATCGGTGTAGATTTTTCCGTCAGCTCCCGATAGTTCAGCACCCCAGCCTTGTTCCTCAACGGAACGCAAGTGAAAGTGTAAGTTCGGGTGCTGTTCTGCCATAGCTCTAAAAACAGGTTCAGGATAACTCCAAGCAGTAGAGAAATAATAAATCACACTACCGGTATGTTCGGTTATCTCGTCAGGGGACGGGGACATACTCGTATCGTTAGCGTCCCACTTAGTTCCCCAATTCTCGCTGTTCCAGCCATACCAGCCCCAAGTTTGGTCTGCTGTTCCGTCAGAAGTGGCGAAATAGAGATCGTATTTTTCCTCGGGTGGTGCTATGAAGTTCCAGAAAGAAAGTCCGTCAGTTTCCCCTAACTCAATAGTCTTGCCATTGTTATTACTTGTCGGTATTGCCTTATCAGCTTTTTCCGTAAAGGCTTTTATCTCGTCAGGCTTGCCTGAAATAGTTAGCGTGTTATAGACCCAATTTGGCATTTATTTACCCCACTTCTTTCTCTTGTTGGCAGGGTGTCCCATTTTAGAAATCAGCTTAGAAATAGCCTCGTGGTGTTCCATTTCGCAAGTGATAACTATGTCGCTTAGTTCCTGATCGCCTAACTTTTCAGCTAGAAGTTTCATAGGCTCAAAAGCAGAATAGATAGCAGGGTTCGGCTGGTCAATTTGGATTAGAGCCGAGGACATAGCACAAAAGATTTGGATAGCAACCGAGGCTATGTCCTCTGGTTCGTTGATCTCTTGTTTGATTAGGTCTAACAAGTTCTCGTTAGAGCTGTGGTCGTGGTTCGGGTTGTCGCACATTTGGTAGTTCCTTCCATTTCGGGTTGTAATCCAACTTTACTTTTCCTAATAAAGATTTGTCAAGGATTTTTCCAATTCTTTTTTGATAACGATTTCCGAGCAAGCCAAGAGAAAGGAAATAGAAACTTGACTTGCTCGGAACTTTTGTGCTATCGCCCTACTCGCATACCTGCTTTGGTAAGAGCCTCTGCCCCTGCCTTGCCAACGATTTCAGCAACTTCGGTAATCGCACCTTTGACCTTTACGAGTTCTGCCCCTGAACCCTCAATAACAGCACTAGCATAAACGCCCTGATCGTAAGTAATCCAAACAACACCAACGCCAACTTGCTTACAGCGTTGTAGCCAAGACTTACAAGCTCGGATTTCCTCGTTGGTGTAGCAAGCGTCAGAAACAACAACTAGCAACCTAGCACTATTGCCACCAAGTAGGTTTAGTTGTCCGTCTAGTGCCTGAAAGCCCAAGTCAAACTTTTCAGTTCCGTCTGGTGCTGTGTAGATACTAACTTCCTCTAAGTGTTGTCCAACACGCAAGGTTGGAAACACGCCTGAACCAAAATAGACCATAGCAGTTTTAGCCTGAACACGCCTACCTGCCTCACTCAAAATCCAAGCAGTAGAACCCATAGGTTTCATAGCAGAACCCATAGAACCTGAAACATCTACCATAATCCCGATAGACAAGTTAGGTGTTTCGGTGTGCTTACGAGTTTTGTGTCGCCAAGTTTCTACCTGCGACATAACGCCCTTAGACCTAAGAGCCTCACGCTGAACCATAGCCCTAGAACGCAACCTACCCTGTGGCAGAACCGAGTTGATCTTAGTTTCAGTTCTGTTCCTGTATTTTGCTTTCATAAGCAACTTAGAGATTAGAACAGCACTAGCTCTTTCGGCAGAAGTAGGCTTACGAGTTTCTACAAGACTAGAACCTGAACCACTTGCTCTTGTAGTTTCAGGCTCACCAAATACACGCTGACCTACCTGTTGGTGTTTCTGCTTTTCGGCATTTTCACTAGATCGTGCTTTTGCCTTTTCTTTGGACTTCTCGCCTGTCTGCTGTTCTGATAGTTCGTCATTAGCAGTAGTTTCAGCGTTCTCTTTGGCGTTCTGAACTTCTTTTAGCATTTCCTCAATGGTCTTACTGCGACCCTTGCTCTTGCCCTCGCCCTCGCCCTCGCCCTCGCCAGAACTTTCGCCCTCGCCCTCGCCCCAAGAACAACCTGTATCGTCCTCGCCCTTTTCTTTGGCTCGTTCAGATACAAGTCTGTCCCACTCAATAGCGAGAGGGTAAAGTTCAGTAGCGTTGTGGTGGTCAGTATGAGCTTGTGCTTTTAGCCATAGTTCTCTCAACTTCTCAATAAAGTCAAGACCCAACTTTGTTTCTAGCATTTCAGCAATACCCTCAACATCACTTCTGTAAAGAATACCAGCATCTACTCTTGCCAACACTAACCCTGATAGTTGTGCTAATGCCCTAGTTTCAGACATCTTAGAAAGCGTATCAACATCACACTCGGCTAATACGATCTCTAAGGCACAAGAGGTTAGGAAATAACGATTAGTTGGAATAGCCATAGCACCAAACTTCTCAATGCGACTTTCCTCTAACAAGTGGAGAGCTTGATTTTGTTTTCTAGTCAAGTCCTTAGAACTTTGTTCCAATGACCAACGAGAGAACTTAGCGTGGCAAGCCTCGTGGTAGATAGCCCCTACTGCCTTTGGAAACTCGTATTGGTTATCTCTATCGGACAAGTCAGTAATAAAACTAGGTGGAATAGTGCCAAAAGCAATTTCCGTATTTACTTCTATCTCTGACGAAATAGGGTTGTATAGAGCAGGAACGGGTGCGTCTAGTTTTGTTCCAACATAAGCGATCAAGTCAGTTCTACCTGACCACTTGTTAGCAAGCTCACCAATGGTCTTACCAATAGGTAGCCACTCTTTCGGTGTATTCTTTACGCCATTTGAGTTAGTTCCGAAATGCGACATAAGATTTTTTCCTTTCAGTTGTCGTATTTAGATTTTAGAGGGTTGATTTAGATTTTGTCAAGTTGGAAATTGAGGGTAGGTAGCCAACCATAACTACCTACCCCCGACCAAAACGCTAGGTAGGACACGACCTAGATTTTGGCAGTTTTTACTTCCTCGCCATAAACCCTAGATAGAACTTCGGCAACGATAGGTCTATCTAGTTCGGGTGCTGACGAGATTAGGTTGCTAACAGCCCACTTAGTTCCGAACACTTTTTCCAGATCTCTAAAAGCAAGTAGCTCTCGCATTTGAGGACACCAAGAAACTTCGCCAGAACTAAACTTCTTAGCTAAGTTCTGACTAGCAGTTGTGATAATGGCAGGAACGCCCAACTTCTTAGCAAGCACCCAATCGGTAGTGATTTCTACCTGTGCTGTAAATCGTGAGAGCAACGCCTCTGATAGAACAACACCGACAGCGTTAGGGTTAGTAGCACCGACAACATAAAATCCGTCTTTGGCTTTGATAGTGCCTCTTTCGGGATTTTGAGTAATTGGCAGTTCTCGTCTGCCGTCCATTAGACCATAGACAACCGATAGAACTTTCGGGTCAATAAGACCGATCTCGTCAATGAACAAGACCTCGCCTCTTTCGGCTGCTTTTACCAATGCCCCGTCTATCCACTCAAAATTGCCACTAGGAGTTTGGACATAGCCACCGACTAGGTCAGCAACTTCGGTATCGCCAGAACCGAGAATTGTATGGACTTCCTCACCGAAAGTAGCCTCAACAAGAGCAGTTTTACCTGTTCCGGGACTTCCATAGAATAGTGCGAATTGGTTGATAGAACGGAGTTGTTTTAGGACAGCACTATCTTTGTGTTCGCCCCAACTGCGAGTGTAATACATTTCGCCATTAGGTCGCATTAGAGCCTCGTCAGCGTTTAGTGTTTCAGCCACTTTTTCCTTTACTTTCTTTTTGGTTGTTTCGGCAGACCCACGCATAGTAAGCCCACCAGATTTGGATAGGTTGTTTTTGATGATCTCGGCTTGGTCAGCATTTACAGCTTGCGAGCCAACTGCGATTAGCAGTTCAGGCAACTTCCCAGATAACTTTTCTAGGTTGTTTAGCCTATCTAGTGCTACTTTCTCATTTTCGTTGAGGGTAGCAGTAATGGTTATAGTCATTTGTTTTGTGTCCTTTCGGGGTTGATAGTTTGACTATACAGCAGTAGTAGTAGGAATAGCAAATAGTTCGTCAGAAAATCCAAGAGCTTTACGAGAACGCATAATTCTACGGATAAGAGCATTAGGGGTGTTCCAACTTTGAGTGTCCACTAGATCCTCTTTTGAGAACTCAACAACAATAGGTTCTTTGTGAAGTTCCCAACTTTGAGCAACTAGGCTCTCAAAAGTTCTGTCCATAAATACAAGACCAGCAACAGAATACTTTTTAGCCAAGTCCTCGTCTAGTGTTTCGGCAGAACCACCATTAGCAAGGCGATACTCTTTCCTGTTGTTTATGGTGTTCCACTCTTGCGAGTATGAACGCCAAGGTCGGCGAGGGTTGTAGCTTGATACTTGCCTACGCCATACAGAAGCAGGAACATACACACTTGTTCCGTCAGCAGTTTCAGACATACTTTCAGGTGTAAAGATTACCTGTAAAGTGTGTCCGTCTTTGCGAAACTCTGTGTATAGGGCATAACCTACCAAGATGTTTGCGTTGTTTGTTTCAGCCATTTTGTTTGTGTCCTTTCAGGGTTGATTTCGGCTTACTTAGAAAGTCTAAGTCTTTTGTTAGAAGTTTGTCAAGTTTCTATAAAAGTTTTTTGGAAAAGTTTTTAGAAGTGGAAATCCACTAAAACTAAGAACTGATGTTGAGGGCTGTTATCTACACGCTTACGGAAGTCAGCTAAGTTGGTATCCCAAGTTTCCAGATCATATATAGCACTATCAGATGTCCATTCGTTAGATAAAAGTTCAGCTAGTTTCTTGGCGTAATAAAGTGGCATATCGTCTGTCCTAGACCATTCTGCCTCGTGGTCGTAGTTGTGGCTAAATAAGATATCTTGCTTACCCTCGTCATAGAGCTTTTTTCTGTATTGGTCTATGTCCATATATCGGTGTTTTAGATAAGCAGTAATCGCCTGTTCAGCAGTTTCAGGATCATCTGCGTAGCATAGTGTATCCAGCTCGGCTTGTGTGCCTAAGATGTTTTCACTTTCCCAACGCCCAGCGAAACTGATACCTGTATTAGATGAAACCTCGCACCAGTCAGACCAGCGTGGTTCGCTATCGCTAAACTTGTCGGCTACTATTCCTCTCGCCTGTTCGTGAGTGTTTGCTACAACTAGCATTATTTGTGAAGTGTGAATTTTAGTGTCCTTCCGTCTTTGTAGTTTTATTGTATAACTTTTAGTCTTGGTAAGTCAATTCGTGAATTAGATCACCTTGACTTTGTAAGTATTGTTTGAGTGAAACTCCTAACGAATAACCCCTAGATGTCGGTTCAGTAAAAACTATGTCGTTGGCAAATCCATTTTTATCCCAACGCCACTCACCGTTTATGTATTTCAGTTGTCCAGAATAGATATATGCGTTCAATAAATCCGGATCTACCTCTAAATAAGCTCGTATCATAGCAATTACCACCACTCGGCTAACGGATTACCGTATTTCAACCCAGCTTCATACAGCTTGTCGTCGTCAGCTGAAATGTAAAGTTCTATTTCCACTTCAAAAAGTTTTCGGTTGTTCATAATAAACCACCACTGACCATCTATAAATCCATAACTTCTTGTGCGAATTTTGTATTTCAGCGAGATCTCGGTTTCTTTTCTTTTGTGTATGTCCATATTAAAAATTCTCGTCTAAAGGGTTAAAAAGAGTGTCCAACCACTCTTGGTATCTTTTGTCTATGTCGGGATTACTGTCAATAAACTCTATTACGATACTAAATGTAGGTTTATTTTTGTGTATGTAATACCACTCGCCATCTACAAATCCGTAGGTTCGGTGTAGTAATCGCCAGTTCAATTGAGCAGGTGTGATGAATTGTTTTTGAGGTTCCATATCTAAATGATACAGGTTTTATAAAAGAAAATCAAGCCACAAATCCGGGCGAAAGAATAGGTGAAACGCAACCGTCACATAGCAGGAACTCAATGTCCTCGTCGTTGTGGTCGATCATTAAAACAATGACGCAAGGGTAGAAACCATTAGGTGTATAACCAATCGGCTCGTCGCAGTTTTCGCATACTTCAAAGACGCCAAACGTAGTTAGCCCAAGCTCTTCGGCTTGGCTAGCGTCAGCCTCGTTGTTAATAACGTGTAGCTCTATGTGTTGCATTATCGTCTCCGTTGTAGGGTTAATTACATTTTACGGGACGTTTTTAAATGGTGATTTGGCTACTCCCAGTGTTCGAGACACTGCTTTTGTTCTTCTTCACTTTCAAAGATACGGATAACGTGAATACAAGGGTCTCCACCCTCGTCAAACTCGTTCTGTTCGGTCGCAGTCATAGGCACTCCGTCGTGTGTGTTGCACACAACTTGTGGAACTATCCAGCCTTGTTTCTTTCCGTAGTCTAGCCAGTCGGCTAGGTCGGAGTTGCGTTCAGGGTCGTTTATAAAATCGGTCATAGCTTTACATTACCTTATCTAAGCAAACGGTGCAAATTTTTTCTAGACAAAAACCCTCATTGTCGGCGTCGCACCTCTCGGTACACTCAAGGCTTGATTTGTGTAGGTATCTTCTGTATTGATGCAAGCAATCGGAGTCCTTGGTTAAATCAAATCTGAACCCCATTGAGAACTCTCTTATTAGGTCGGGATTAAACATATTTCTATGTTATCGGTTTAGTTCTAAAAGTCAAGAAGATTTTGTCATCGACTGTGAAAACTACAACTTCCAATGAAGCTCGTTGAAAGTTGCGCCCGCTGCCGGATCCGGATCCCTTCTGAACTTCGCACGTAGGTTCGTTGGAAGTTTTGCCTGGATGAGAAAAAAATTACGCATTCGGTAGAAAACTTCGTATGGACGTTCGTTGGAAGTTTTTGCCTGGAAAGCTACTTTCAGATTTATTCCCGGTTTGGCAAAAAAAATCCCCGCTGTTTAGGCGGGGAATTTTTAGTCGAGTTCTGTCATATACCAATGTCGAAAAGCTATTGCTACTGTTCTATTTGCAGACGTCCACAGTTTTTTTATCCAGTCATCGTCGTACAACTTTGACGGTTTGTGGGGTTCTCTGACTCTAGTGTTTGCGTCTTCTAGATAGTCAATGCAATAGTGTGGCGATTTGCTTTGAAATGCTATCCATTCGCCTAAATGGTCAATGATGAAATATGCGCAGGAATCGCAAACGCTTAGTTCCCACTGTTTGTTGGTGCCTATACGCATTAGTTTTCCTCCTTGAAAATCCAATTGTTTTCAAAATCAAGCCTAACACTTTCGTGGTCTTCGGCGCAACTAATGCACCACCACTCTCTGTATCGGCTAGGAACATAATCAACGCATTCGCTGGCTAGTCCGTCTCCACATCCCTCACACGTGAAACAGTTTGAACCTTCCATACAGTTAGCGCATTGATAATACTGTTTATTTCCGCTTATAAACATTGACGCTGTCCCGATGTTGGATATTAGGTCGGGGCAGGAGTAGCATTGCTTACTCATCGTAGTATCCATTCTCTTCGGCCTCTTCGTCCATTTCTTGGCAACAACTTAGGCACAATCCGTGTTCGAGCAGTTCTTCTGGAGTCTCGGTTGAGCAGTCTCTGCAGGTATCTTTGCAGTCTATGCAAGCAGTTAGCTCGCCTAGTTCAGTGAATATAGTGGACGTCGGTTTCCATACTAGGCACCGCGTGCATTTCAAATTTTCTTCCATATAAGAAAGTTAGCACGTTATATAAAAGAACGCAACCCCGTTATGGAATCGTTATAAAAAAGTTTCCGGTTTCTAGAGACAGACGTTCGAGACTCGGGAGGTCAGGAATCCCGTTGACACTGCTTCCGATATATCCGATTCTTCGTTGGAAGTTAGCGAAGGCTGCAGCCGTCTTGTGGTCCCACTCTCCTCGCTTAGCTCCGCGCAGACCGACGGTCATGCCAAGTGCAAGTTGGACGGTAATAATGCAAGGGTGTTTGAGTCCTGGAATAATGATGGAACTTTTAACGGACGGCTTCGTTGGAAGTTTACCTGGATCCGGATGAGCTGCAGCATCCTGCTTCTTCGGAAATGTTCGTTTGAAGTTTGGCCTGGCGAAGGCGAGTACTTCGTAAACATAACGGTTTCGTCTGTAGACGCCGTCGTTAGCTGCGCTGCCTTTTGGAGTTCCGTTGGAAGTTTGAGCTTCGATCGTCTGAAACATCCCATGCTTTGAAAAGTGCTCGACGTCAGTGACAATTCCTACGTGAGGCATACCCTGAGGGTCTCCGTGAGAAAAACTGAAGAAGACGATGTCGCCTGGTTTTGGTCGAACGTGCGTCATCCCTCGTTGGAAGTAGTAGCTCAGAGCTGCAGCTGTGTGCACATGCGATGGCAAGTTCAAACCAACGGTTCGTGCGATCACGTCGATGAAGCTGCCGTTCCAATCCCTGTCTGGGTGACCAACTAGTTCTCCGTACGTTGAACCTTTATTCATACGTGCTTGATACCCAATGTGCTTTTCGGCTTCATTAAGAAACGCTTGGCGGTTCGCTCTCGTCATCAATCTCTCCGGTCGTTAGAAGTTTCTCCAGGGCCTGCAGCAAATTCGCTGCTTCGTTAGCTCTGGCTGTAAGTCTTATATGTTCCAGTCTAGTGGACGCCTGGCTAACGTCTGCAGCAAGCTGGGATGCGAGTTCACGTGCGTTCGTTAGAAGTTGCGGATCCGAGCTATGCATGTCGGTTAGTCCTCCTGGATCTCTGCGTCAACAATGTCTTCGTTAGAAGTTGTAGATCCGGCAGTGTGCGCTGCAGTTTCTTGGGTCGGTTCAACTTCGTTGGAAGTTACCAGGATGCCTGCCTCACTGAGCCTGGCGGCTGCGTCGATTGCGTTTGTTGCAAGTCTGTTTAGACGTTCAGCAATGATGCTTGCGGCCGGACGAACTTCCAACGAAACGTTTGTGTCGATCTCCATCCCGCCGCGGACTCCGGCTCGGTCAAGAATTTCAGTCGCAGCTTTTAGCTTCACTGGCTCAGACTCTGCGTTACTCATCATATCTTCGAGAACGTCGACGGCGTACGGCGCTGCCTGGAATAACTTCTGACGAGCTCGTTCGATGTCATCGCCTGGCCTGTGTTTTACGCTTCTCAGGTGAATTCGGCAAAGACCGTCATCTTGTAAACGTCCTGAAGACCAGAGCTGGCAGCGGATCCCGTCATCCTTTACGTTGGAACATCTCGTTGGAAGTGCGGCCGGTTTACGTTTTGATGAGACCGGGGGCGCGGATTGTTCTTTTATATAAGCACGAGTTGCGCCGATGACCCAAGGTGGGCAGATGTAGTCGGACGCTTCTTCAGCTAGAAGATCGAGGCCCGTTAGATAATCTGAGTTTTTGTTCGTTGGATCTGTGAGGATGGGTTTTTTCTCGGCAAGGGAGAGGATACGTTTCTCGGTTGCCATCTCGGTTGAGATTGCTTGGATGAGTCCCGTTGGAACTCCGTTGGATGCGTACACTGGAATCCAGTTGAACTTTGCTCGACGTAGGAGTTGACGGTTTTCGAATGTGTCATCACAAACGCCGCGGTCAACTTCTTCGATTCCGATTTCGGAAAGGTCTGGACGTATGTTTAAAGGTTCATTGATTTCTATAATAGGAGCTTCTACGGGAGGAGCTTCGAAAGGATCGATCTTAACTTCCAATGGACGTTCATTAGAAGTTGAGGATGAGGATCCTGGATCTGAGTTATCTTCTGTCATATGTTCCTTCGTTCGAAGTTTGGATCGGATGGAGTCAACCGGGGAGAGGCTCGTGACTCCACCCGACCTCTTTTGCGTTCGATATTGTAAACGCTAGTAAGGGGAGCCTTCCCGCAACCTTTTTTATACAAGGTTGATAGTTCTCATTATGGGGGTAGTTTGAAAAGTTTTTTAGGCGTGAGGTGTGAGACGACAACTTTTTGTGGTTTAGAAACAAAAAAATCCCCCTGAAACTATAAGGCTTCTAGGGGGGACTAAGTAAAGTTTGAAAGTTTTACTTTTTAAATAAAACTATTTACAAAACTTACCTTTTCTGTCTTTTTTCTGATTAAGTGCCAGTTGACGAAGTTTCTCGTTTCTGTCTTTGTTCTTGTAATAAGGCTCGCTATATAAAAGCTCAATGACTTCGTTTTTATTAAGTAAATAGTGTCTATCATCACCCAAAACATAATACCTTTTCAGATGTCCAACGGAAATGTGGTACGAAACAGATCTTTCTGTTAGAAATAAGATTTCAGATGCTTCTTGTCTTGTTATCAAATCAGGATTAATTTTTAAAATATTCTCTTTCCACTTGGAAGCAAACTTAGCTTCTTCCAGATCGACCAAATAGTTATATCCGTTGGAAGTTGGATACTTCTTGAGGCGACCTTTCCGAATCCAATATTGAACCATACCAACTGTGACGAAGAGTTCTTTGGCTACTTCTTTCGGTGTGAGCAGTTGCATACTTCACCCCAACATTCCTGAGTCTTTTCTAACCTAGCATTTCTATCTGCTTGAAGTTTTAATTTACGCTGTTCCCTCAAATCGGAATTGAATCCCCAAATGGTGGTTAGTTCTTCATCGGACATTCCCGGACTCCAGCTTTTAGGTAAATCCACTCCCCTATGAGGAGTGCCGACCCATCTTCCAGCAGAATCTCTTAGCGGTTCACTAAGACTCATTAGTTTCCTCTACTTCTTCTTTTTTGTCCGGATGACACTTCGTGCAATCACAGTACCAAATGTTGTCGTAATACTTGATTTCGGTTTTACAGTTTTCGTGATGACCTGTGGCGCAAAAACCACACATTGGTCTATTCGGATTCTTCGCCTTCATCATATTCCTCTGGACTAATTATTTCAGTTGGATCTTTGTATTCTGAAAGATACTCAACGAATGCGTCGTACAAGATTTCGGGGGTAAGTTCTGGAACTTCATACTCCGAATCTATATCTTCATAATCTTCCATAGCTTTTTGTTCGAAGTCTAGGTCATCCTCAAACTCCTGTTCTTCTCTGACAAGGTCATTGTAATATTCTTCTTCCTCAGATTTCCGATTCGAATCTTCTTGGCTTTTTTCCATCCATTGGTCAATAATTTTCATAAGTTCTCCCATTGAAAGAAACTTGACAATCCCATTCCAATCTTCAGGATTTCTTAAAGCCAGTCTAAGTAAGTCAGCTGACATTTTTAGTCTTTGCATATCCGGGGGAGAACTTAAAACACGGAGAACCTTGAGTCCCGGAAGTTCGTGCATTGGTATAACTTCTAGCTCGATATCTGATATTTCTAAAACTATATACTCCATTACGAGCCTTTCACAACTAAGGGAACGATTTTAAGTTTTGGATCGTTGGAGAAGGTTATACCCCAACCCTCGCATTGGGGGCAATCTTCCGTATCTACTCTATGTATTATTCCGGTGCCTGTACATTTAGGGCAGGTGATAAGTATCTCACCATTTAGGTTTTCGTACTCAAAGACACTTTCCAACTCTATATTCTCAATTCCAGCTTTGATTATGTTTTCCATAATTTGCTGAATAATTTCATTGGCATTGAACTCATTGATTGTATTCATATACTGCTCAATCCAAACTTTGAGATAGACTCCTTTGCTACTGATCGAGTAGGTAGCTCTACCACTCACATCTTCTCGAACGCCTATGTTTTCGTAGATAGTGTCTCTAACAATCACTAATGCTTCATCAAGATATTTGATCTCAAGGATGGAGCCTTGTTTTGTGTATCTGAACTCAGCGTAGGTTTGAACTATCGGTTTATCTATTGTCATTGTGTATTTATCCTATCGGTTATCTTATCGGCAGTCAACACAGAGAAATGCGTTATATCCGTGTCTTCCATTTTGAGAGATTGCAACTGGACTAACTGGCTTCACTATATTACATCTGTCGCATTTAGGGTCGATCAGCCACTTTACCTCTACTCCAAGAGATTTTGCCTTAGACATAGATTTGCTCAAAGCGTGTGAAGTTCCTGATCCATTAGTTTTTCTCAAAAACAGTCTTGTATCAGATACTTCCAAAACTAGACGAATTTGCTTACAATCGCAAGCCATCCTAGTCGGGTTACAAGACACTACATCAGCATAAGTTGCGTGTCTGGTATTTGGATGTCCACAGATACAGATCCGTCCATCACGTTCTCTAGTTCGAATAACTTCTTCTTCTGCAACTTGTAAAGCTTCTTCTTCCGAGAAATCGAAAAAGCTCATTGCATCCTTATTTTCTTCCAATTTTATCTCCAATCGATAATTAAAAATGATACCTTACAAAACAACTATAACACAACTAAAAACCCATTTATTGGTTTATTTCAACCTTTTTTTACTACGCGTATAGAGAAAAAATTCCGCATTAAGGGAAAATATAGTTGCAATAATCCATAAAGTGTATATTGGATTAGTTATACTATCAACTTTTTTACAAAAACTTTTGTTTTTTCCGATAGTATCTCTAACATAGATACTATTGACTTTTTTACATATTTTTTCAAAAAACCTGATAGTATCTTTTACAGATTGTACACAAGACCCCCAGAAAGGATCCCTGATGAGCCACCGTGAACTGCCAGTTTTAACCGATTCTGAAGTACTTTTGTACAAAAAATTGCACAAAAAATCCTCCGGAAGAGCTTGGATCTTCTCCACATATAAAGGCGACGAATACCCGCCAGACATCATAATTTCGATAATTTTGAGCGCAGCCGCTTGGCCCGTAATGATCTGGTATTGGACAAAATCGTACATTTGGCCTATTTTCTCATTTTTGATATCAGCGATACTTTTGACGTTTTGCTTCATTTTTACTTCTTTCGAGCTTTATATCCTAATTGGCTTTTATAACGTATTTTTTGGAGTTTTCCACTGGTTCTTAGTTGGATTCGCACAGGGAACAATTGCAAAACAAAGAGAAATGACCATTGAAGAGTGGTCAGCACGGATTCCCGACAACTTCAATTAAAAGGTCATAAAATCTATTTTGCGGTAAAATAGATTTGGGAGAGATACACCTCTATAGAGAGATATCTCATATGAAACGCAATAAATCAAAAAAAGTGCCGCAAATCATAATTGCGACACTCCTTTCAGGCTTACCGATCTGCTATGCAGAGTCAGCTTTAGCTACTTCTTCTTTCGGTTTACCAGTACAGACGCAATCGAGCTCACAACAATCAGTGAGAT